CCGAGGTCCTAGGCGTCTTTAACCAAGACGCTGGCAGCTCTGCTGACTTACAATGTCTGTAGAGATGTTGGGTAGACAGATTATCATCTGTGCCCATCCAAATCAACTGAAAGAGTAATGCCATGTCTTACGCTGATCCCCAGTCCGTTACTGTCAATGCGGTGGCGATTTCGCTTCCTCGTACGAGTTCTGGTGTCAATTCTGGCACCTTTACTTCGGCCGATGGAAGCACCCGCCTTTCTGTTTCGCACGCGTACGGAAAACGTACACGTCGAACCATTCGCCTTGACAGTTCGAAGATTGCTTCCGATCCTCTGCTGCCGACCCAGAACGTCAAACTCTCAAATAGTGTTTATTTGGTAGTTGACGCTCCTGTCGCCGGCTTCACGAATACGGAGCTCAAGCAGTATGTAGATGGCTTTTTGGCCGCTCTTACTGCTTCTTCGGGTGCAAAGATCACGCAGCTTCTTGGCGGCGAGAACTAGCACTGGACTGATGTTTTAAGGTCAGTAACACACATGGCTATGGAAGAACGAACTCATATTAGGAGCCGTCTTGAAAAGCCTTATGTTACTCTGGCAGGAGGTAGCAAATGAACTCGCTACCTGGTGTTGCACTAGCACCAGTTTGGACTATAAAACGGTCCAAACTCGAGTCGAACACGAAGGTGATTCGTTTTTAACGATCACCCTACCGAACTTCTGCACAGACTTCCAAAAAAGTCTAGTAGATGGACGTGTAGATCGCGACCAGTTTCAAGGATTTTCCTTTACTGGTAGTCTCCCCCGATTCCTCGGAGGTTTCTTCGATCTTGTGTTCGATCGTGGTACAGGTCTCTTACTTGATAATCCATCGGTTGATGCAATCTATTCAATACGTCAGCTTACGCTGATGTTTGGAAAGATTCTTCTTCCATGCAGCGATGCACGAAAGGATGCAGCAATTGACGGATATCTCAAGTGTGAGCAGTCAGTTAAGAAAGCGGACGCTTCGAGGGGATCTTCTGAAATTGAAGATTTCCATCGAATCTCTCGCTTGCTCTGGGCTGACCTCTTTGCGGCAGTGGATAATTCCATTGCAGCATTCGAGGTTCTCCCTAAGCACGGACCCGGTGCCACCGCTGATCGACTTAAGGGTAACCAAAAGTACAATCAGACCGAGTGGACGGAAAGGCTTGAGAAAGTGTTCCCAGCGGGTGAGTTTTTACTCCCGCATTGGAGATACATCTCTAACCTTGACCGTGTTAACTGGCTCGAACCCGGAAAAGAAAAACCCGTGAGGGTAGTTCTTGTTCCTAAAACGCTGAAAACACCTCGAATTATTGCTATAGAGCCTACTGCGATGCAATATACGCAGCAGGGTATCTTAGAAGCATTCGAGAAGGCGATTGAGGCGAATGACAACGCCCGTCACTTTATCCAATGGAAAAGCAATGTTCCTAATCAGGAGCTTGCTCGACTGGGGTCACTCTATGGTGACCTTGCAACACTCGATTTGAGTGAAGCATCGGACCGTGTTTCCAATCAGCTTGTTAGGAAAATGTTTGCCAATCATCCTCACCTAGGTGAGGCTGTGGACGCAACACGTTCCCGCAAAGCTGAAGTGCTTGTCAAGGGTCGGAAAGAAATCATCCGCCTTGCCAAGTTCGCATCTATGGGTTCAGCTCTATGCTTTCCTATGGAATCTCTCGTCTTTATGACAGTGATATTCCTTGGGATTGAACAAGAGCTTAAGAGACCGCTAACCAATGAAGACATTAAGTCCTTCAGAGGTCAGGTGCGCACGTATGGGGACGATATCATCGTTCCCGTGCGTTATGTGCGTTCCGTTGTTAGCAATCTTGAATCTTTTGGGTTCAAGGTCAATGCTAGCAAGTCTTTCTGGACTGGTTATTTCAGAGAGTCTTGCGGAAAGGATTACTATAAGGGCGAAGACGTAAGTGTCGTTCGCGTCCGAAGGGTACTCCCAACACAACGGAGTGACGCTCAGGAGATTATTTCTGTGGTGTCACTCCGCAATCAACTTTATAAAAGAGGATTGTGGAGAACCACAAAATACCTCGACAACTTGGTTGAACGGATTATTCCGTTTCCTGCAGTTGGCGAGAATTCTCCTATCTTGGGCAAACAGAACTTTACCAGTCATGAGACCGGTAAGTTCTGTTCTGATCTTCAGATCCCCCTTGTCAAGGGAATGAAGGTGGTCAGTAAACTTCCAGTTGACAAACTGGATGATACTGGTGCTCTACTTAAGTTTTTCCTTAAGCGCAGCGAAGAGCCATTCGTTGACAGGAATCATCTTGAGCGTTATGGACGCCCTGAGTCCGTCGACATCAAGCTCAGGTGGGCTGCAGCACAATAACTGTGCTGCAGTGTGGTAACCAATCCACATGAGGAGGAC